TTTCTCGCATGTACTCAATAATTTGTTTATCTTTGGACAATAAATTATTTAGGACTTCTTGTGTACCTTCATTTATTGCAACAACAGAATTATCATTCAAAGTGTAGTGAATTTTATTTTCAACGATCGAATCTAATTTATTTAATTTTCTAATTTCTTGTACGATTGGATCAACTGTAAACATTTTAGAAGCAGCTAATTCTCTGTATGATTCTATTAACGTATTTGTAACTTTAATATCGTGGTATTCGCGTATAATTGTAGCGATTCGACCATCTTCAATATCTTCGTACGACTCTTTAATTATTTCATCAAGTGTAGTTTCTTCGGCTACTACTGGAGCAGCAGAAGAATTAATACTTTTGATAAACTTAGAGTAATGCATTATTCTTCTGTAGTTTGAGTTTCTTGTTCTGCTTCTTGTTCAGCTTCTACTTCTTGTTGTGCAAACATTCCTCGTGCAACTTCAATCTTCATATCGGCAAGTCTGGCTGAAATTTTATCTGAGATTGCTACTTGAAACGCATTTTCAGTTTCAACAGCATCACCTGCTGAGATTGCGTTAATTAAGTTTTTTACTGATTCGTTCATTTTATCTCCTTATTGTTCATTCGGTGATTGTTCATCACCACCAAAGCCATTATCTGATAATTCTTTTTGTTGGGCTACTTGAGTAGTACCAGCAAGTGCACCTTTGTGTTCTGCTTGGTCAAAAGCTGCATCACGATCTTCTTGCATTTCTTTATCCAACTGTTCGATCTCATCGTCAGTTTGATGCAACACATTTTTACGAATCCACTTAGCAGAATAAAATCTACCAATGAATGGTTCCATTTGAGTTAGGGCAGTTACACGTTGTATTAAAAGTTCATTGTCTTTTAATTCAGCAAAATTATTGTCTTGCTGATAATCATACTGTATTAACTGCTCTATTGATACCCACTCTTCTGGTTTAATAACATTCTTTGCAATCAACTGAACACGTAACGCTGCACTAAATAGCGTGCTAAACTTCTTACGTACACGTTGAATAAATTTATTAAACTTAATTTCATCACGTGTAATTTCAGTAGATCTACCAAGTGCAAATCCAGTTGAGGATTCTAAACGTGACATTGGAACATTCAATGATTGATACAACTTTCTTTGGAAATATTGTATATCTTGAATATCACCTAAATTTTGTCCACCTGGAAGAGTAGTGATTTCAGTACCCTTACCACCTTCACGACGTGGCATCCAAAAATCTTCCATCATTGATAGATGGCGACGATCATCACGTGTTTCACCAGTAGTTGCATCATAAACAATTTTATTCTTAAACTTGTTCATAATGTCATTAACGTATTGCTCAGCCTTTAATTTAGGCAAGTTACCAACGTCAACATAAAACACTCTGCGTTCTGGCGCACGAGAGATACGGTAGATAACAACCGCATCTTCAATCATCTTTAACTGATTGGTTGGTTTAATAGCTTTGTGTAAATACGAAAGCATTAAACCTGAATTGTGGTCTACGTATCCAGAAGGGCAATAAACCACTGAATCAATAGACAACTTAACACCATTAACTTGTGCTTCAGTAATACCTTTATCGTTGTAGATGTAATACTCATCAGATTTTACAACGATATCAACACCTTGTGGATTGCGTTTCTTTTCCACATTTTTAATCTTACGAATCTTTCTAGGATCAATATAACGCAATTCTTGAATACCAGCTTTTGGATTATTAATGTCCAAAAGAATATTATAATAACTACGCCCATCGATATACCACTGACGGAAAATTTCGTGACCTTTGTCATCAAAATTATATAAACGTAAGATCTCGTCAAACTCTACACGAATCTTATTTTTAATAGACTCAGATAATTTAACTTTATCTAAATTAATCTTTACAGCTTGATCGTCAGACTCTGAAATAATTGCTTCATTTACAATGTCTTCAATAGCTGCATCGCAATCAGCGTACATTGCTGTGTCACGATAACGTCTAATTAAATCGTTTTCATTTTTAACAATCGTATCCAAATCCATAACCATTCCATAATAGGAAGTGGCGTTGGTGGATACAACTGTTGAGCCGTCATCAGAGATCGGAGTTACTACAGCTCCGACCTCTTTTTCTTGTTTACGTGTTATCTCGAATCCAAATAATTGCATAATTAAATTGTCAACCTAGTTAGATAGGTAGTGGGAAGCTACCGATTGGTGTATCAACTGAAACATTAAGATTGATTCCACCACCCTCAGTTGCGTTAGAAGTAAAGTAATTAAACTGGAATTCTACGTCAAACTGTTCGATCTGATTTTGTTGGTCAAAATCCAACGCAATAGGACCAATGTTAGTAGGGAATGCATCAACAAACTTATAGCTCTTGATGGTTGCACCACTACGATCTAATTGATGAACTTGTAAATCTACTTGATAATCACGTGGATTAGTTCTACCGTCTGTGCTTGAGTAACTTTGAATACCAGATTGCCACTGTTCCATGGCGTTACGGATATTGAAAGTTGTATCGTTATAGATTGATACAGTCCAAGGTGTAAAGTTACGTTCACCTGCAAAGTTAATCTGACGACCTTTATAAAGAACTTGAATGTTCTCAATAGTGGAAGCAGGTAACTGTGCAGCTTTACACAAGAACTGAGCACGCTGACCAGCTACAATACCTAATGGTACGTAGCTAGGGAATACTAATTCAACACGGAATTGATTGGGACGAGCACCGCCACCAATCATTTGCGCTTTGAAATCGCTAATATTTGCCATTTAATTCTCCTTGTTCTCTTTATTTAGTCGTTACGCACCGATCTCTGAAAAGTTAATTCCAGAGCGAGCAGCAACAAAGTTAAGAGTGATAAAGTTAATAGAGCGATTTGGCTTGATAAAGATATCAGCAACAAATTCGTTACGATCAATAACTTCACCAGTGTTGTTAGAATCATCGCACTTAACTACGAAATCAGTAATACCACGACGACCTTGAACATCACGTAGGAATGGTTCTACTAAGTTACGGAACTGTGCACGAGTGAAACCATCGTTGAATTCAAACAACTGGAATTTAGCAGCAGTAGCTACAGCTTTTTCTAGTACAATGAATAAACGACGTACGTTAATACGATCAAAAGCACTTGGCTTAGCCAATAGAGTCTTATCACCGAATAGAACAGTTCCATCTCCTGGGAAATTAACAACAGGGTTAATTCCAGCTTTGTACAGAGTATCGCGATCTGTTTTAGTCAAGTGAACTGCCAGCTTAACTACGTTCTTAATCTGACCACGATTTAAACCACCTGGAGAGAACCAAGGATCATTAGTGTAATCAGTGCGAGCGCAAAGACCAGCAACGTCACCATTTAATGGAACAAAACGATACTTGTCGTTATAACGATCGTACTGATATTTGTAACCACTGTCCATAGAAGCATAAGAAGTTGATGGAAGAGCATTGCGGTAAGCAACAATCTTATCTATGGCACCAGTTTGATATTGGCTATTTTGAATAATGTCACCGCTAGAAACGTCTTGTGGTGACACAAATACCATACAGTCTTTACGGCTTTCTACTAGAGCGATAACAAAGTTAGCAACAGTACTGCTTGCTTTACCTAGTGGTAATAGTGATACGTCATAACGAGTATCGTCACGGAAGATATCCCAAGCTGTTTGCAACTGACCGTCTGTAGCGTTTAGTGCATCAGCACCACCAGCTAAAACATAAGTCTTGTTACCACAATCATCAAACGCATTAGCAGCAGCAATAGTACCCCAATCAGTTACTGGAGCTGTGTTACCAGTATTTAACGGGAAATCAGTCCACCAGATATACTCTGAACGGCCATTGATTACATCTTTGTAATAGTTATTTGTACCATCAGCACGTTTTGCATCAGATGCTTTAGAAACATAAGCAAACTTTTCTAGAACTGCTCCAGGTTGACCTGTCCAACGACCATCGTTATCAATAATGATAACGTGTATTTCGTCATTAGAACCAGATACGCTAGCAGCGTAATCAGAAGTTCCAGGTGCAGAATCAAATTCTGCTTTGTATTCCCAAGTTGCGAATGCAGCAGTATTACCGCACATAGAAACTTTAATAGCGTTACCTAGAGTTCCTGGACATTTAGCAGCCCACTCACCATTAACACCAGTACCTGTAGACCATAGAGCTAAGTAGTCATTTTCATTTAGGATCTTAACGCCACCAACTTGAATAGTAGCAGTTGCAGCAGCACCAGTACCACCGCCACCAGTAATAGTTACAGTAGGAGCAGCAGTATAGCCAGTACCAGTATTAGTAGTAGTAATACCAACAATAGTAGATGCTTGAATAGTAACAACACCAACTGTAGCACCAGTACCACTAGAAGAAGTAATTGTTACAGTAGGAGCAGCAGTATATCCAGAACCAGCATTAGTGATTGCAATAGCTGTAATTGCCCCACCAACAATAGTTGCTGTTCCAGTAGCATTATTACCACCACTAATTTGAGGTGCACTAAAAGTAACTGTAGCTGCAATATACCCAGATCCACCAGTTGCAACAGTGACAGCAGTAACACCACCACCAGATAAAAGAGCTGTACCAGTAGCAGTAACACCACCAGTGATTTGAGGTGCGCTAAAAGTAACTGTAGGTAAGCTGGTATAACCAGAACCTGCGTTACTTAATGATACGCTTTGTAGTGTACCAGAAACACTAGCAACAGCATTTCTATGAGTTAATGTATCAGCACGAACTACTAGTAAGTTATTGGTATAACTTAAAAAGTTGGCAGCTGTAAAAAATGATTGAAAGTTTGCATCGGTTGGCTTACCGAAACGACGTACTAAATCGTTCTCTGAGTTAATTGTCACTGGTTGTAGACATGGACCCCATTGGAACACACCAGCAAAACCTCCAGCTGCAGTAGATACTGCTGGAACGATTGATGTGAAGTCTTTTTCTACAACTGCAACGCCAGGACTTAATTGAAAAGGCATTGTAATTCTCCTTATTACATGTTATTCTGTTTTGCTTCGAGGAGCACTTAAAGCACTAATTTATTTATTTAAAACCCATTTTCAGAAGTTCAAAAGTGGTTTTTCTCTTGTGTCGCCATTATCTAAAAAGCCGAATGGAGTTAATTCATCCTCCAACGCTTTTATTCTTTTCTCATACATAACTTGTCTCAGGTTTACATTATTTAGGTCTTTAAAATACGGGGTTGCTGTTAACCAGCTAAACAGTACTAAAGTCATAACTAAGTCATCGTGATAACCATCGTCAGCTGCATAAGAACCACGAGTTTCAATAAACGTGGAAATTTCAGAAATCGTATCAGCGTCTTGGATGATTAACTTGTTTTCTTCAACTAATGCTTTAAAGTTATGACATCCAGTACGTTTCACTCGTTTATCGGTATTTACCCCAAGCTGGGTAGTACCTCCACCAAATCCGCCAGTAATAGTTTGCATACCACCAGATCTACTAACAAACATCAAGTTTTCATACTCTAGTTCATTATGTATAATATAAGGCACTTGCTCGCTTGAATTGATCTCAATTAAAACAAATGCTTCATTAAATTGTGTTGCTACGTGATGTATAATGTTTGGGTATAACAGTGGACTAATATCATTCTTTCTATACTTGGCCACCAGTTTATATGGAACTTCAGATATATCAATAACAGAAAATGCGGAATAGTCACCACCAACACCTTTAGCTGTGTCGGCCACTAATACGTATACATTACCTTCTTTAACGTGTTCATATATATCTAACCCATCTTTACTAAACACTGGTTGAGCAAATGACATTTTTGCAATGGCGTCTGCAGCAACTAATGTTAAACTTGAACCTAAAAACTTACACAATACTTCTTGGTTATACTTTACCTCACCAAGCATGGCTTTCTGTTCAGCTGCCCATTTCTCATCACGACCTGGAATCTTCCAGTAAGGTATGAATAGCGGAACAAATCCATTACGACCATTCTCAGCATCATTCCAATACTTCCAAAAGTGATTGTAACCTAATGGTGTAGAGGACAATAAAATCTTTGTTGTTTCACCAGCTGAAATAGTTGGGTAAACTGATGTAAAGAATTCTTCAGCAACAGTGTTTGGAATAATTGCTGTTTCGTCAACATAAAGCATGTTAACAGACTTACCACGAATACCAGATGTTGATGTTGCAGCTGTAAAAACTTTAGAACCATTTTCTAATTCAATGTCACCTTTATTCCAAGTAGTAACACCTTGTTGTAACCACACAGGTAAGTGCTCAAACATTAACTGATATCGAGATAATACTTCTCTGGCAGCAGTGGCTTTATTTGCAAGAATAGCCACTGTTTTATTTTCTTGGAATAATGTATACCAAAGAATATAAGCAGCACTAGTAGTTGTCTTACCTTGCTGACGACCTTCCATAAGAATCACACGGCGATTGTTATGGATTATATTAACTTTTTCTTTTTGACACTCATACAGCTTAAATGGAATTAAACCACGATCAAGCGAAACAATTTGACAATACGTTTCTATAAAGTATATTGGATCTGTAGTACACTTAATAATCTCTTGAACTTGCTCGGGAGTAAACTGAACCGAAACTCCCGCAGCTTTTAGATTCGCATTAGCATTATAAACTTGAGCCATATTTTAAAAATTGTCTTCCCAGTTTTCTTGAGTCACTATTCCAGTAGCGGGATTTCCTACTGCTTGATAAACTCTATTTGGATTAGAGAAGTTTTCATTCTCTCCAATATTTGCATTAACTTGATCAATGACACCTTGAGTATTTGTAGAACCAAACAAGTTTGTTTTTAGAGTAAAATTTAATGTATGGGTTACAAATCTACGAGTTTGAAAATCACCATCGTAATCATCTTGAACTGATACGCTATTTAAGATAACAGGAACATCTTGAACAATATTCATTTCATCTACAGCTTTAATTGCCAGAGTATATTCTGGAGTAAAGGTAGGAAGAATTTGTTCAAGAATTTGTAATCCGTCTTCTTGAGTTTTAGTTAGTATATAAAGGGTAATATCTATATTATAAGGAACTGGAGCAAATACAGCTTTCATTGAATTTGTTCCAGCACCACAAGTAATCTTTTGTAATCTATTTGACTTTCTTGCTGGATCATAAGAGTATCCAGTTATTTCAAATGACATACGTGGCAACGATATGTAAGTATTATTTTCTAAGTTTGGATCAGAATCAATTCTAACTAACCACTTTTCTTTTGGAGCGTATGCCAGCGGAATTTGTAATCGTTGTATAGTTGTTCCTGTAACAGAGTCACCTTGTTTGCGATCAATGTAAATATTGCTAAACATACGACCAAAACTAACAATGGTCTTACGAATAATCC